GGCCTCCTTTATTATTATAGTTGTACGAAATCTTCAAACAGACTTGCGGCATCTTCTGCCCTTCCTGTCTGCTGTAGACGTTTCATTTGTTTTTTACGTTTAACGCTATCATTATCTTGTTTATCTAATTTAGCCTTACCGCGAACCACTTTAGGTTTATTTTTTACCTTCTTAGACCTGACAGTGTTTTGCTTTTTCTGCATATCTTCATATGCTTTAGCCTGCATTAAAACAAGTATTGACCTGTGATCGACAAGTTGATTTAACTCTTCCTGAGTGTATCCTTTAGTGAGAGCGAATTCGGATACGGTCTTGGCTATTGCCTGCCGTGTCTCCGCTTCTCCCCACTGAGGGATAATACTAACCATCTTTTGATGCTCTTCCTGTACCATTCGCTGATGATCTTTTAGAGCTTCGGCTTCTGCTTGATGCTGGGCTTCTCCTTGTGCTGTCTGTAGAGATTGAATCTGCTCCTGGGCTTGACGATAATCATCTCGCTTAGTCAGGTATTCTTCTCTATCCTCAGTTTTAAGCCTTTCCCAATCAATGTTCTGGAATTGCTGTAGATGTGAATAGTTAGTTTCAATTGCTTGTGCGACTGCGCTAACGTACTGTTCTCTGGCTTGCTGAGTCTGGGCAATTTCACCTTTGTACTTTTCTACTGCTTGGTCTATTTGCTTTCGATATTCTGCAAGTTGTTGAGTTTTCCTTGTATAATCCGCTTGTCGGGAGTAGCCTTTGACGAGTTCTTCTTCCGTGACTTCATGTTCCTCTCCGTCTACTGTTACAGTATAGAGAGTAGTCTCTTCCGAGTCGTCTTCAACTTCTTCTTCATCGGATTCCTCAGATTCATCATCCTCCAAAGTTTCGTCTTCGGTTTCTTCAACCTCTTCTTCAACTTCATCAGATTCTTCCTCTAAAGCGTCTTCAGTTACTTCTTCAGACGGCGATGCTTTCTCTTCCTCTTCCGGTTTCTCAATTGAGTCCATGAGTCCGAGCAGTGCATCTTGGGCTTCGGATATACTACCGGGTTCTTTTGGTAGTTCACCTGTTAAATGTGGGGCTGCTTGCGTATCCACCATAATAATCTCCTAAACGTGGTATTCCTTAAACTTCTTCGCTATATCTCCTGTTTCCACAATGGAGGTTAGATGTAGGCGTATCCGTTCAAGGAGTCTTAATGACAGCCAGATTTGTTCTCTGGCATCTATTTCATTAACTCCTGAAGAACTCCAAGAGTTTAATAAATTCTTTTCTAATACTTCAAATGCTTCTACAAACAAAGGATCGGTGAGGAGGCGCTTGGCGCGTTCCTCTCTTAGTTCATTGCTCATTATAAATATCCGTAGCGTTGAGGATATGATGGGTACATCAATCCTAAAGGTATACCTTCTCCATGAAACTTAGCCAATGGCGATCTTTCTGGAATATAAACATCTACTCCTCTGCCTCTGGCAAGTCCTATAAGGTACTCCATGTTCGGCCTTTGGTAAGCAAACTCAGATATATAGGATGGATCGCCAGGAACAGGCTCTAAATCAGCCATATCTACTCCCCATATACCTATCTTATCTGCTCCTTCTAGGAGAGCCATTCCCATTAAGTACGATATAGATGAGTTAAAGTAATCAAGCCCAAGGTTATCTACAACTTTCTCAACTGGATACCTGATAGCATTAGGTATGTCTTCATAGGCTTCTTGCATATACAGGATGGGAAGTGATTTAAGTCTGTCTTCATATCCATCTCTTCGCTGCGCTTCTGGTTTTCTCAGGAGATCAAGAGGATGTATCTCAAAGTACCTATCAAAGAAAGGCCATCTTCCTTCGTCCCAAGGTAATCCCCAAATCTCACCATTAAAATTGTCTACTTCAGATTTATCATGCTGGGCCATACCGCAGATGGCAATGTTCATCCTATAGCTATTGGTCGCTTCTGTTCGGCTTCTAGTTGTAATTCAGCGCTTTTCAGTTGTGCCTCAACCGCTGCCTCAGCCGCATCCTGTTGTAGTCTCTGTTGTTTCAACTGAAGGTCGCCTGCTTTAATTTCCAACTCTTTCTGCTTTAACTGTAATTCCATTTGCCTCTCCTGCTCGGCAGGATCAGGCTGTGACTCTGCCATCTCTGGGTTGGTCAAGAAGTCATCGACATTCTGGAATCCCATGTTCTTTACGAGAGCAGCACCCATGTTGTACATATTCTTTTCGTTGACAATTTTCAAGCCGCCACGCATTGCATCACCGGCAAAGCGTAGCATGGTTGTAAGGTGCATCAACTGTTGGTCACGATTACCATTACCGATACCTACGGCAACCGTACAGTCCATTTGGTCGCGCCACATATCAGGGCGTACAGGAACCCACTTATTGCGTAGTTTGACTATACGCTCTTTATCCTGATTCTTCAGGACCAGTTCGTAGATGGTTCTCATCAAGTCTCGTACACCAGTCTCAGCAAATGATCTTGCTATTAACTCTACTCTTGACTGTGCTGCTGTCATGGTAGCATTGACCGCTGTGGCCGTTGTATGGCTCGTCAGGGCGTTATCGTTAAGACCTTGGCTGTACTTGTTTACACCGCTTCTGGACTCTCTCTGCTCATCTAGGTAGCCTAGCATCTGGAATGAAGAGGCTTCTAACTGAGGAGTAGCCAAAGGCATGACAGCGTTGGGAGACTTGACTCTTACTACACCGCCTGGGCGTTGTGATAGGAGGTCATCCAGATTCGCTTGACCTTCAAGGACTGCGTACCTACCAAAGTTCTGGTTGTACATATTGTCCATTAAATTTCGCATCAACGTACTTTTTATTAGTTGAAGATCGAGTATAAGGTCGGCTATTGACAGACCAAAGAACTTATGCGGTATCTTTACTGGAGTAATACTTACAAAAGGAATGCGATCAATAGGTTCGTTAGCTAAGACTTTATTACCTACGGAGCAGACCTTTCTTAGTTCTGCAATACCATCTCCATCATAGTCAGTTCTCAGGAAAGACTCATGCAACCAGTAGGTTCTTAGAGCATCCTCTTCTTCCATACTTCCCCAGCCACCAAAGTAATCGGCAGACTTATCAAACTGATAACGGCTAAGACGCTCCGCAGAGAAGGCGTCCATATCATCACCGCCGCCCAAGTCCTCCGCTTCCAGGCTTTCGTCAGGATACATAAGACGTAACTCTGATAGAGTCTTCATTACACGATGGCAGGTAAACCTAGCCTCCTGTATTGTTTTAGCTTCTCTACTGATAAGGAATTCATCAGGAGTAATATTCTCTATCTTTACTCTACCTGTATAGGACTTACGTTTAATAACAACATCGTGCTTTGCGCCGTAATCATCCATGTAAGGAGTATGTTCTACAACGTCTACATCAGGAGACATAACAAGAAGATCAAACTCTTGCTCGTCTAGATTGTTATATTCTTCACGGTTCCAGTCTTCGTACTCATCCCACCAGACTTTAACGATACCATTCTTTTGAAGAAGAGCGTCAGTAAACCATGTGTACAGAATCTCCCAACCGTTGTTATCTTTGGTAAAGATGTGGTTAACGTAGTCTGTTGCCTGTGCAGCAGTCTCTACGTCTTCTGGGCCATGCGGTTCAAATGTAACCATCTCATCACCGGATGCGAATACACGCATAAGGGATGGCTTGATCCACTCAATAGTATCCATAACAGAGGAGTCAACATACTGACTTCTACCTTCAACCTCATTACCGAATGGAAGTCCATAGTAATAGTCCATAGCAGTTTCTCTCTGCTTGGAGATTGTATCACTATACCCCAGAGAGTCAGATATCTCTGACTGAACCCTGGTTAGTAACTCTTCGTCTGTTATTTTAGATGATGCCATAGTGTTTGTATTCTATCTCGTTAGTCCATGATGTGTCGCCACCAGATACAGCGAATCTTCTTGATAATACTGCATACCTTGTTGCGCTCATTAAGTCATCTTTAAAGGCTACAACCTTACTGTCTTTTCTGTGATACATCCTGAACTCTTCAAACCAGTCTCCAAGAGTGCTGAACACATGGAACCTTCCCTGCTCCATATACTGTATCATATCCATTAAGCCTTCCTCTACAGAGTTTCCTCCTTTATTCTGCCCTAATGCGGGTGGATTGGAGAAGTGTTCAAGCAACATATTGCAGCCTAAGTTCCTGTATTGGTCAGCCAAGCCTGGATTACCCATACTGTCACGCCTATTGCCGTCATGTGGGTAAGCAATAGGTACAAAATCTGTCCTTCTTCTTATAACTTCTGCATGAGAGGATGGAGATGCTTTAGATTGCCTATAACAATCATAGATATATATCTCATCGTTATCTTTATCCCAGGCTACCCACACTACAGCCGTAGGATGATCCCATCCGAAGTCAATTCCTGCTATTTTAGCCCAATGATCCTCAATATGTATAGGATCAATCATTATTTTGTCTTCCTGTATTGGGAAAACAAGGCCAGAACCAATGCTGGGCCTGCCATATCGCCTCATTTCTCTCTCATGTGGGGAGTAACTGGAGAGAATCTGGGTCATTACATCCTCATTCAGGTGTCCTTTTTCTCCATTCATGGAGTTAATAGACTCAGATGCGTCATCCCAGGTAGCATTTGTAAGAGATTGTCCTGATTGGAGGTTGTTCATAAAGCCTGCAACAGTCTCAGTCATGCCGGATTCAGGTGTAAAGGTCATATAAACCATGCCTTTACGGTCTAAGGTTCGTGTCACAGCCTGACTATACAGTTCTCTACTGGGTTCTTCGTCCAGCCATATACAGTCTACACTACGTCCTTGCCACTTATCTACGCCCATTTCATAGGCTTTGAAGAATAAAGATGAGTTCCCGCCCGTAACGTGTTGGATAAGTGCAACACTTTTAGCGTTTGGTACACCCGGCTTACGTTCCGTCTTTATTATTTTATTTCTAGGAACCGCACCGGAGCCAAATGCTTCAGGATCATCTGGGGAACCCAGTAATTCATACTGAACAATGTCTCTGGTAGTCTCATTTGAGACACCGCCAGCCCATGCTGTGATAGGTTGTGTATATCTTCTTCCTTCCCACCAGTCAGGATATAGTCCTGTAAGATGGTAACTCATCTCGTTAGCACCGGAGAAAGACTTGCCTATCCGGTTAGCAGCCATCAGGAGCCTCTGGTTTGCCTCTGAGCCGGTTTTATGGAACTTGCACTGGTACGGGTAGGGATCGTACTGATCGATCCTGTTGAACCTCTCACGGCCTCTCAGGGACCGTACTAACTCTAAGGCTCTAGTGCTTGTATCCAAGAGCAGCTAATTCCTTTTCAATATCCTCTGCGCTCATTTGGTCTATATTGGTAGTTTCTATCTTATCCACAGGTTTTAATCCAGCCCGGTCAAGTATATCTTTGATGGCCCCAAGTCTAACAGACTCGGACTCCGCTCCTTCCGCAAGCTCCGTAAGCCATTTAATGCTTGATGGTACTTTGTCAGCAATAATTCTTTGAGTCTCTTTATGTATTTCATTTTGGAACTGAGCCTTTAGTTGAGAGCCTTTTACTTTAGCAGTCTTTTCAGAATAGCCAGCAGCCACCGCAGCCTTAGTTGCGTTGCCTGTTAAGACATATGTTTCTATGAATCTGTCTTGTTTCTCTGTCATGGTTATTCTGCTAAAATATCACCCATTAGAGCGTCAATATCTTCTTGTGGAGTTTCGTATTTCTGATCTATTCCAAAATGATCTAGTAGTGCACTACCCAATGGACTTACGGTAGGAGTTGTATTTACCGGGTCAATCATGTCTATAACTGATTCAAACGTACCGGGAATCATATCAAATACATTAAATCCTCCAGAAGTAGAAGGAGGTGCATTTTTGTCCAGGTTATCAAAGAAGGAATCAGCATTGTACATATCAGTATAGCGTTGTCTTTCAGCGGCATACTCTTCCTGCCTAAGTCTTTCTTTTTCTACCATCTCTGCTACCATTGAATTATATTCTTCTCTATGTTTTCTCTCTGCAAATTCTTGTTGTTTTCTGAATTCTTCATTTTTTATTTCCCAAGACCATACTGGAGTTATTCCGTCTGGGCCACGCGAAAAAGGTTGCATTGCCTCTTCAGCATATCCTTCTGCATCTGCATATTCGGGCCACGGATTTGCCGGTAAATTAAGATGAGGATTTGCATACATATAACCAGGTATTTCTCCCGGTGGGGCATAAGGTGCAGGGCCTTCTTGGGAGTCATTGTAATCCATATTATATTTCGAAATAGGTGATAAATCCCACTCGCCTGGAATCGTTTTCCAATACGATACCCAAGGTTCAGTTTCGTATGGAGTTGGTTCGTAGTCTAGTAGAGTATACTCAGGTACTTCAGGTGCTGGTTTTAATGGCGGGACATTCTCATTTAGCCAATCGGATAATCCAGGTGTTTCATAACCACTATAACCTCCACCTCCACCTCCGGCACCTGGAGTTGGTTGATTCCAATTGTACGTAGGACCAAAAAGATCTCTATACGCATTTAATCCTTTTTTTAGAGCGAGTAATAAACCAGTGTTATCATAATAACCGCCCACAGGATAAGACCTTCGGGATTCTGCCTCAAAATCTCGTATCGCTTCGTCATACCTTCGCTTCGTTTCAGCATCCCACTGCTCCGGTGTTAAGCCAGGCCAATCTGGACCATCTACTAGGGGGCCTATATGTCCTGGCCTAATCATTCCGTGACCGAGTTCTGAAGGATACATCATAAGACCTGCGCCACCAAGTAATCCAGTGCTGAGAGGTAGATATCTAGCGAAAATTCCTGGGTTAGGCAAAGTATTTGGTCTGCTGTACCTAGACTGTTGTGCTTGCATCTGCCTCTGCCTCTGCCTCTCTCTTTCCTCTTCCTCTGTTAAATGTGGGTTTCCGTAATGATATGCCATAACTATTTTCTCTTTTGTTCTTTTACAGGAAAGTAGTTCATTAAGTCTCTGATAAATCTACTACCCCAGGATGGTGTCATAAGGTAATCAAACATAGCCTGTTTAGGTTTGTTAACTCCCTGCATCATTACTTGCTCCAGAAGGTCATCATCTGAGTATAGTAATCCATGTGGGTTTCCTTGATTAAAGTATGGCATATTAGTGTTCCTTACCTGTACTTGGCTTTACCTTGAGCTTTAATTTTCGCATATCTGGCTTTTGCCTTGCTCTGGGCTAGTTTTATTGTTTTTGTGCTTACTCCTTTTTCCCTTAGATTAGCGTAGTGTGCTTTCGTTTTTTCTCTTGCTCTAGCTAATCGGGCTTTCGTTTGTTCTCTTATTCTGACATTAAATTGATGGTCTGTAAGAGGTTTGGTAACTGGAGGTGCAGGATCATCAATAACTAATGGTGGAAGTGGCGTTGCTGGAGGTGCAGGATCATCAATAATTAGTGGTGGAAGTGGCGTTGCTAATTCAGCCACCGCTTCCCAAGCACTTTTTGGCGTTTCTCTTGCTTTAAGTCTTGCTGCTTCTTTTACCACAGCCTTTGCTCTGGCTCTTGCTGCTGCTTTCTTCCGTGCAGCAGCCTCTTTTAAAGATCGACTAACAACGTTTGAAACAGCATTTGTGTTATAAGAGACACTTTGGTCAGGTATCTGAAAAGACTGCCTCGCCATACCTTCAAAAGCATCAGCATCCAATCCTGCATGAGGATTACCTGAATTGGTCGGAGGATTACTCTGAGAACTTCCTTTTAGGGCGGCAGCGGCTGCTGCTGCGGCAGCGGCGGCTGCACCGATACCCAAACCAGGAGGGCTAGGACTCAGAGTAGTTGTCATTGGATTTATTCTGTCATATTCAACCGCACCGATGGGTTCAAACCAGCCTCCGGCCGGATTATTCCAATGTTTTTCCGTTATAACTGTCGGACCCGTTATAGACAACGGCCTTCCAAGTACACCTTTTGCCGCCAACATATTCTCTGTATCAAATATTTCTTGATCTAATGCTGCTAATTCAGCAGCACTAAGTCCTGGGCCACCAAAAGCATCAGCACCCAATCCTGCTGGTCCAGAGGAATCAAATCCTCCGCCCATTCCTTGTCCTCCTTCTCCTCCTCCTCCTGCTCCCATAATTACGTCCTCAATATATTAGTGTTTTCTTATGTATGGTGGATATTCATCCGCTGTATGGGGAGAATATATATATATGTATTTTTAGGCAATGGGGTGGGCCTAGTCATCCCTGGTGCCTGCTGAGAGGTGTGTGTGTGGAGAGAGGATATCCCTCAGATTACCGCTGATTACCTCTGCTTACCTCAGATTACAACTGTTGCCTGTACCATCATGGTTGTCTCTATGTGTATAGTAGCCAGAGGAAGACTAACCTTTATTATAAAGTGTACCGCGATTAGATGCTTACAACCTTGGGCGATTCCGCGATACAGCAGCGGACCGCGAACAGCCTATCGCTTGCGATATCCTATCGCTAACAGCAAGAAAGGACATAGGAAGATGATGATATACTCTATGTAACTTAGTGATTGTATCATGGATTTACCTAAAGTAATAGGTGAAGTAGCAGAATCTATATGCTAATACCTGG